AGCAGAAAAAGAATTGATAGATGCAGTCAAACGCAATCAAAGTATTAAACGCCAACGCGATACAGGTGAGAATACTAATGCTGCTGGTGATACATACAAACGTGGCGGCAAAGTTTCTTCCGCATCTAAGCGTGCGGATGGCTGCTGCATCAAAGGTAAGACTCGCGGAAAGATGGTGTAATCATGCGAGCAAGCCGTGGAATGGGGGATATCGCCCCCTCTAAGATGCCTAACGGGGCTAAGAAAGCTCGTCGGGATGACACGGACTTTACGCAGTATGCTAAGGGTGGTTTAGCGCAGCAAGCTGCAACTGCTATTGCCATGAAGGAAAAAGGTGTTAAACCTAAAAACATGGCGGCTGGTGGTGGGGTAAACGCCGCTGGTAACTATACAAAGCCTAGCTTACGTAAGCGTATTGTGGCTCAAATAAAAGCCGCAGCAACGCAAGGCACTGGCGCAGGTCAGTGGTCGGCTCGTAAAAGCCAACTAGTCGCTAAAAAATATAAAGCTGCTGGGGGCGGTTACCGTGACTGAGGCTATAAAAACCTGTACAGATTGCGGAGAGTCAAAGCCATTATCTGCTTTCCGTAGTCGGGGTGGCCAAATGGCGCATCTGTACAAAAGCCACTGCAACACCTGCTTGTATAAAAGGCACAAAGACTGGGCAGAAGATAACCAACATCGGATTGCCGATTATCGGGAAAAAGACCCGTGGACATTGGCTAAAAGGTGCAGTCGTCGCGGCATCACCCCAGAACAGCTTGTTGAGTGTTATGAACGGCAAGAGGGTTGTTGCGCAATTTGCAGGGTAGAAGTTGCTTTGATTGATAGCGCAATAGACCACAATCATGATACAGGGGAATTTCGCGGCGTATTATGTAAGCAGTGCAATCGCGCTTTAGGTATGTTTAAAGATAGCCCTGTGATATTGCGTAACGCGCTAGAATACTTAGAAGCCTTTGGGAGCTACGGAAATGGCACTTAAACCTTCACAACAATCCCTCAAAGACTGGGGCGACCAAAAATGGAGAACCAAAAGTGGAAAACCGTCTAGTAAAACAGGTGAAAGATACCTTCCAGAAGCTGCGATCAAAAGTCTCAGCCCTGCTGAGTACGCTGCAACAACGCGTGCAAAACGTGTTGGCAAAAAAGCCAACAAACAATTCGTAGCACAACCAAAAACTATTGCAAAGAAAACAGCGGGGTTTAGATAATGGCAAAATTTCTTGATCTTACTGGTGACGGCAAAGTCACTCAAGCAGACGTTCTTAAAGGTCGCGGCGTTGAAGGCATGAAAAAGGGCGGCGCTACAAAGAACTTTATTCAATCAGCTATTAAAAAACCTGGTGCATTACGCGCATCTTTGGGTGTAAAAGCTGGTGAAAAGATTCCGGCTAAAAAATTAACAAAAGCAGCTAAAGCCCCAGGCAAGATGGGCCAACGCGCACGCTTGGCTCAAACTTTAAAGAAAATGAAGTAAGCCATGGCTAAGACTACCGGAACCACTGCCTTTAACTTGGATATAAACGACCTTATTGAAGAGGCGTTTGAGCGTTGCGGTCAAGAACTTCGTACTGGTTATAACTTTCGCACGGCCCGCCGTTCGTTAAATCTTTTGACGATTGAGTGGGCTAACCGTGGTCTTAACTTCTGGACTGTTGAACAAGGTCAGATCCCGCTGGTTACAGGGCAGGCCATATACCCCATGCCTGCTGATACGATTAATCTGTTAGACACTGTTATTCGTCAAAATAACAGCACAACAAACCAGACCGATATTAATATCAGTAGCATTTCTGAGTCTACTTATATGAGCCTGCCTAATAAGCTAGCTCAGGGTCGTCCTATTCAGTATTGGTTTAACCGCCAATCTGCGCAAGAAAACTTGTCAACAATAACGTTGAACGGGAACATTACCAGTACGGCTACAACCATTACTGTATCTTCAGTGGCTAATTTAGCTACGGCTGGTTTTATTAAGATTGATAACGAAACAATTAGCTACCCCAACATTGTTGGTAATCAACTAGTTAATTGCGCTCGTGGACAGAACAATACGACTGCTGCTAGCCATACATCGGGCGCAGTGTTAACAATTCAGAACATACCTGCTGTTAACATTTGGCCAACACCCAATGCACCTGGAGATCAATATACATTTGTGTATTACAGAATGCGCCGCATTCAAGATGCCGGTACAGGTACATCTGTCCAAGATATTCCTTTTCGCTTTATACCCTGCATGGTAGCCGGCCTAGCGCTTCAATTGAGCATGAAGCTACCTGACGTAGACCCGCAAAGAATTATGGCTCTAAAGGCCGATTATGAGCAGCAATGGGACATGGCATCTGCGGAGGACCGTGATACATCACCATTAAGATTTGTGCCTAGGAATTTGTTTTATGCCTAATCGGTTTGCGTCTGGTAAATTTGCGATTGCAGAATGTGATCGCTGTTCAGGGCGTTATAAGCTCAAGGAATTGCGTACTCAGACGGTTAAGACCAAGCCTTTTAAAATCAAGGTTTGTCACGAATGTTGGGATCCGGATCATCCGCAGTTGCAATTGGGTATGTACCCAGTTAATGATCCTCAAGCAGTGCGTGAGCCAAGGCCAGATGTTAGTTATTTAGTATCTGGTCAAAGCGGGCTTCAGATTGATGATACCAATGGCACAAGTGTGGATCAGTTTGGTTACCCTGAAGCTGGTAGTCGAGTGTTTCAGTGGGGATGGAATCCAGTAGGTGGGTCTAGAAATTTTGATGCGGTATTAACACCAAATAACTTGGTTTTAAGCATAGAACTTGGTACAGTTACGGTTACAACGACATAAGGAGTCGAACATGGCATACAAAAAAGCAGCAGACGGCATTACTTCTAAGGGAAAAACCAAAGGTAAAAACCTTGGTGATGATGGCCCAACAATGGCTACTGTAAAAAATGGCAAACAAAGTCTTGGCGTAACAGGTCAAGCCATGCGTGCTGTTGGCCGTAATATGGCTCGTGCAAACAACCAGAAAAAGGGTTAATCATGGCTACATTTAGCAAAAAAATGATGGGCAAAGAAGTTGGCGACGGCGCTGTTTATGCGCCACCCCACACCATGACTGGTAAAGCAATGGCTATTTCTAGTAATCCTGGTGTAGAACCAAACCATAGCAAATTAGATACACTCGATCTTAGCGTTGGTAATCGCAGTAAAGATGGTGGTGAGAAGCCCACTAAAACATCCGGCATCAAGATGCGCGGTACAGGCGCAGCTACCAAAGGTGTAATGTCACGCGGCCCAATGTGCTGAAATATACATGAATTACGCCGCACTCAGCGCTAACATTCAAGCGTACACGGAGAACACGGAGACAAGCTTCGTGGCGGAGATTCCTGTCTTTGTTCAGCAAGCTGAGCAGCGCATTTACAACTCGGTGCAGTTTCCGTCTATTCGTAAGAACGTGACGGGCGTGATGTCCACCAACAATAAATATCTTGCATGCCCCAATGATTTTTTAGCCGTGTATTCCATGGCTGTTATAAATACCGATGGTACATACGAATACTTGTTGAACAAAGACGTTAACTATATTCGCCAAGCATACCCGTTGCCAACTGACACTGCGGTGCCTAAGTACTATGCATTGTTTGGTCCTCAGTCTACTAATGCGGCTGAGCTGTCATTTATCCTTGGCCCAACGCCAGATGCCAACTACAACGTTGAGCTGCATTACTATTTCTATCCAGAGTCTATTGTAACTGCGGGTACAACCTGGCTTGGTGATAACTTTGACTCTGTGCTTTTGTATGGTTCATTGGTTGAGGCTTATACCTACATGAAGGGTGAGGCTGACATGATGGCGTTGTACAATACCAAATACCAAGAAGCTCTTGGACTTGCAAAACGCTTGGGTGATGGCATGGAGCGTCAAGACGCTTATCGTTCTGGTCAGTACCGTCAGAAAGTAACCTAATGGCTTTTACCGGTAACTACTCTTGCAATACGCTTCGTGTGGCCATGACCACGGGCGCAATTAACTTTGCAACTGATTCTTTTAAGCTTGCGCTGTATACCAATTCAGCTACGTTAGATGAGACTACACTAACGTACACCTCGGTGGGCGAAGCATCAGGTGGTAATTATGTTGCCACTGGGCAATCGGTTACGGCTACAATTAATTATGCTCTAACTACAACTGGTAGTATTGCCTATGTATCATTTTCTGCCCCTTCTTGGACTGGTTCAATAACCGCTCGCGGGGCATTAATTTACAAAGTTGGTGGGACAGCGCCAGCTATTTGTGTTCTTGATTTTGGTAGCGACAAAATTTCAAATAATACATTTATTGTAAATATGCCCTCGGATACCAGTACCTCTGCCCTCATTAGACTTTCATAAGGATTTAATATGACCACGGAAAAACTTACAGCAACTGACCATGTTTCTAGCGGTCTTATTGCTGGTACAAAATCAAACGAACAAGCTCAAGCCACTGGCGTTTACTACGTTGAGTGCTATGATAAAGACGGCAAACTTAAGTGGTCTGCTGAGTCTAAAAACTTGGTAGTTAACGCGGGTCTGGCTTACATGGCTGGTACGGCTTTAACTTCAGTGACTCAGATTACCACTTGGTATATCGGCCTGTACGGTGCTGGTGCTTCTAATACACCTGCGGCTGGCGATACGATGGCTTCCCACGCTGGTTGGACTGAGGTTGTGCCTTACAGCAATGCAACCCGTGTGGCAGCTACGTTTGTTACGGCAACGACTGCTAACCCTTCTGTAGTGACAAACTCAGCTTCTCCAGCTTCGTTTACGATTAACGCCACATCAACTGTGGGTGGTGCGTTCTTGACAAGTGGTAGCGCTAAAAGCGGTACAACTGGAACATTGTTTTCAGCGGCTGACTTTGCGGCTCCCGGTGATCGCTCAGTGGTTTCTGGTGACGTTTTAAGCGTAACGTACACGTTCTCTCTTGCCGGTTGAGGTCTAAATGGCTGAAGGCGGCTGGGGTTCTGGCACATGGGGTCAGGCTGGCTGGGGTGATTCAGTCTATACCCGGAGTGTTGCTGAAACTGCGACAGGGACAGATGCCGATTCTTCAGCCGTAACCTTTGGTTCTAGCGTTGCTGAGACAGCTACTGGGACTGACGCAATTAGTGCGTTGGCTACTTTCGGAGGGGCAGTATCAGAAACAGCTACAGGCACGGATGCTGTAAGTTCTATCCCCACGTATGGGGTATCGGTTAGTGAGACAGGTACAGGTACGGATGCAGTTAGTTCTATACCCACTTACGGGGTATCAGTATCAGAAACGGGTACGGGAACAGACAGCATATCGGCGTTGATGACCTTTGGTGCGGCTGTTAGTGAGACAAGTACGGGTACAGATGCGGTAAGTTCTCTGGCAACATTTGGTGCGGCGGTAAGTGAAACGGGTACTGGGACGGATGCGGTTAGCTCAAAAGCTACATTTGGTTCTGCGGTCAGTGAAACAGGTACAGGTAGTGATGCAATAAGCTCTACTCCAACATACGGGGTGTCAGTCAGTGAGACTGCTACTGGGTCTGATACTGATGCGGCGTTTGCTAACTTCTTGGCGCAGATTACGGAGACAGCAACTGGAACTGATGTAACGTCTGGAGCGTTTACGTTCTTAGCTAGTGTCATTGAAACAGCGACTGGGACGGACGCGGTATCAGGTAGTTTGTCTGTTGGGGTTTCTGTTAATGAGGTGGCAACGGGTGCAGATGCTATCAGTGCTGGTGCTACATTTGCGGCTAGTATTGCAGAAACGGCAACAATCAGTGATGTAGATTTTGCGGTAGCCAGCTTCATGGCTACCATTGTAGAGTTGGCAACAATAACGGATTTAGTGACAGGCAGACCTTTGTGGGAAATTATTGATGACATACAGACCGCAAACTGGCAAAATATCAACAACGTTCAGTCTTCGGGCTGGACACAGATTAGTGATACTCAGAGTGCTGGGTGGACACAGATCGACACAAATTAGGAGCATTTAAATGGCTACAGGCGCAACAGGACAATTAGGTTTAGCTCTACCAGTACAGGGCGAACTCTCTGGCACATGGGGCGATACCGTTAACAACGGCATTACGCAGTACACCAACATTGCGATTGCTGGTACTTTGACTCTGACAAATGATGGCGCAGTTACTCTGGCGAATACGACAGGCGATGCTTCAGCTTCCAACATCACATCCACACTCACAGGCGCGGGTACAGTCACAGCCCAGTTTGCCATCGTTAGAGTTACGGGTACGCTCACAACTGCCAAGGTAGTCACAGGCCCAAGCTACAGCAAGACATACACAGTAGTGAACGCCGCTACGGGCGGTATCGTGACGTTTAAAGCATCAGGCCAGACTGGTGTGTCCATCGCTGTAGGCGAGTCAGCTTTTGTTTATTACAACGGCACAGACTATGTGAAGCTTGTCGGTACAGCTACGGCTGGCGCGGCTGGTGGATCTACTACTCAGGTTCAGTACAACAATGCGGGTGTATTGGCAGGAATTACTGGCGCTACGACCAACGGCACAGCACTGACTCTTGTTGCCCCTGTTCTTGGAACTCCTGCCTCTGGTGTTGCAACCAACTTAACGGGCTTGCCTTTAACTACGGGTGTGACGGGAACACTTCCTACGGCAAATGGCGGTACAAACCTAACATCATTCACATCGGGCGGTGTGGTTTACGCATCTAGTTCTAGCGCATTGGCTACTGGCTCTGCGCTGACTTTTGATGGAAGCACATTGACTGGCACAAGCGTTAATGTACGCCTGTCCAATGATTACAAACTTGGATTTGGTGATGGCACTTCTTGGTATTCGGGAAATGGTTCTACTGGATATTTGACATTTGGAACCAACAACACCGAACGCGCAAGGTTTGATGTTAATGGTAACTTGCTCATGGGAACAACATCGGCACTGGGATACTCTGGGCTGGTATTTAATATGAAGAGCAGTGGGACTTATATTGGCTTAAATGCAAGTTCTTCTGAAGCTAGGGTATTTGCAACTTGGGATACTACCGCAGTTCCAATGACGTTTTATATGGGTGGCGTTGAACGATTCCGCATTGGCACAGCAGGTCAACTCGGCATTGGTGGTGCAACATACGGCACAAGCGGTCAGGTGCTGACCTCTGGCGGTTCTGCGGCGGCTCCAACATGGACAACAGTAAGTGGTGGTGGTTCTGCCGCTACGCCTACTGCATTGGGTACTGTGTATGGCTCAATGACCACTAGCGGTGCGTCACCTTACTTGACTGCGCTTGGATATAACGCTGGTGCGGCAAACACTGGTGCAAGTAATACAGCGGTTGGTTTTGAAGCACTATTATCAAATACAAGTGGAACTGAAAATGCAGCACTTGGAACTGGGGCATTACGTGCTAACACTACTGGTAATGATAGTGTTGCAATAGGAAGATTTGCCCTATATTCTTCCAATGGTAGTCAAAACATTGCTATTGGTGCAAATACGATGTACTCCAATACAAGTGGAACTAATAATTCTGCATTGGGACAGGGCGCACTTTATTCAAATACCACAGGTACAGGCAGCACAGCAATTGGACAAGGCTGTCTTTTTAATAACACCACAGCATCTAACAACACTGCTGTTGGTTATCAGGCGGCTTATAGCAACACCACAGGCATAAACAGCACCGCTTTAGGTTCTTATGCGGCTTATACAAACACGACAACTAATGCAGTTACTGCTGTTGGTTTTGAATCGTTTTATAACCTAAGCAATGGCAATACAGATTCTTATGGTTCAACTGCTTTAGGTTACAAAGCGGGTCGCGCATCAACAACTGCAAAAGACAATGTTTTTGTTGGTGGATATGCGGGTTACAACAATACGACAGGTAACTACAATGTTGCAGTTGGCGCGGCGGCTTTACTGTCAAACACTGCGAATAACGCAAATGTGGCTATAGGGCATCAGGCCGCGTACTCAACCACCACAGGCCCAAACAACGTAGCTGTAGGTTTTCAGGCACTTTATTCAAACACTACGGGCAACAGCCAAGTAGCTGTTGGTTACACTGCGTTGGCATCTAGTACCACTGGGTATCAAAGCACAGCATTAGGACATGAAACGCTTAATTCACAAACAACAGGTGGTGATAACACTGCGGCTGGTTTTAGAGCATTAAAAGCAGTTACAACTGCAACTGAAAATACTGCCGTAGGTACTCAAGCACTTCTTGTTAACACGACAGGTAGCTCCAATTCCGCATTTGGTGCGTTTGCTTTAAAAACAGTAACTACAACTGGCGAAAATTCCGCATTTGGTGGGTATGCTTTAGAAAAACAAACGACAGGTGCTCAAAATTCCGCAGTTGGAATGTACGCTGGTAGGTTTATAACAACTGGTGGAACTAATGCACTTATTGGGTATCAAGCTGGATACAACATAACAACTGGCAGTAATAATTCATGTGTTGGAAATATTGCTGGTACTGAGGCGGGTGTTATAAATTTAACAACGCAAAGTGACCGAATTGCAATCGGCAACAATGCTTCTACAAATGCTTATATCAAAATAGCATGGACAGTTACTTCAGATTCAAGAGACAAGACAGAAGTTCAATCAGTACCACATGGGTTAAGTTTTGTTAATCAACTTAATCCTGTTTCATTTAAGTTTAAGAAATCCCGTACTGATGCCACACCAACTGGCGATGTTCGCTACGGCTTTTTAGCGCAAGATATTTTGGCACTAGAAGGTTCTGATTCTGTAGTTATTGATGCCAAAGATTCTGAAAATCTTAAATATACAGACCAAAACATGACTGCAATTCTTGTTAAAGCAATTCAAGAA